GGTGTTTGAGGCTGCTGCTGGTTCGATGTCTGGCCACGCTGCGACGACGATCTTGCTGTCTAACCCTACGCGCTCCAGCGGTACGTTTTACGAAAGTCAGACGCGGATGGCTGACAGCTGGTGGACTAGGCGTTGGTCGTGCATTGACAGCCCGCTGGTCAGCGATGAGTTTGTTGACGAGATGCGTGCTAGATATGGCGAGGAGAGCAACGCGTTTAGGATTCGCGTGCTTGGTGAATTCCCGATGGCGGATGATGACACGATCATTCCGTTTCACTTAGTTGAGAGTGCGATCCACCGTGACATTGAGGTGACGCCGGATGAAAAGCCCATCTGGGGTTTGGACGTTGCGCGCTTTGGATCGGATAAGACGGCGCTGTGCAAGCGTTATGGCAATGTGGTGACTGAGATCACCAGCTGGCAGGGGTTGGATTTGATGCAGACTGTTGGCCGTGTGATGGCTGAGTTTGAGGGTTTGCCGCCGTCCATGCGGCCGAAAGAGATACTTGTTGACAGTATTGGCGTTGGCGGCGGCGTTGTTGACAGGTTGCGCGAGCTTGGTGCGCCTGTCAGAGGGATTAATGTTGGCGAGGCTCCGGCCATGGGTAAGACGCATATGAACTTGCGCAGTGAGCTTTGGTTTAAGACGAAGGGTTGGCTTGAGGATCGGTCGTGCAAGTTGCCGAAAAATGAGCAACTGTTGGCTGAATTGACGGCGATCCGGTATAGCTTCACGTCATCGGGCAAGATGAAAGCTGAAAGTAAGGATGAGATGCGCAAGCGTGGTTTGAAGTCGCCTGACCTTGCAGATGCGTTATGCCTGACAATGGCCAGCGATGCTGCGACTGCACTGTCAGGATCTATGTCAAGCTGGACGCAAAGTCTCAAGCGCAATTTGAAAGGCATCGCATGAAGCCAGTTCCGTTTCACAAGCTGTCACCCAAGATGAAAAATATCCGTATGAATCAATGGATTAAGACGTACATTGGCAAGGGCTTGAGCTTGGAGGAGGCACAGTTTGCGGCCCGCTGGCGCGCTGGCCATTGGAAGCTGTCTTCCCGCATGGAAAAGATTATGGATGATTTAGGCGAACTGTGATATTGCGGGGAATACCCCCTGCATAGCCTTTGTCAAATAAATGTGCTAATGTGCAGAAAAATGAGGATTGATGACATGACACCATGTAAAGGTTGCCCCACCCCCGCCGGATGTAAACGTGCTGGCACTTGCCTGTCAAAAAAATACGGGAAATAAGTTTTGGTTGGTTTGCTTTCCGCCAAAGACTACGCTGGTTATGCTGACGAGGGGCGTCGGCTTGCTGTTGACGTGCCGAATGTCACGCCGATGGACGCGGCTCGCTTTATAGCTGAGGCCACGCCCATCATCGGTGACGCGATGGCGGCCAAAGAAATTTACGATGAGGCTACATCTGAAAACCCGAATTGGGCTTTAGTTGGCGCACTTGGCGGTGCTGCCGTGTTGGGCTTGTTCCCCGGCATTGGTGACGCAGCTGCGAAGGCTGTTAAGTCTGGTGCGAGTGGTTTACTTGATACGGCCAAGCGTGTTGAGGTTGACCCCAATGCGATGGGTTCGCTGCTGGGTAATGTGCGCTTGAAGCCGAAGGATGATGCAACCCAAACTGGCTTAACTTTTAAGGATGTAGATAAGTCCCTTAGCCGCATGGCGACTAAAGCTGATAATCGCCGAATTGCTGGAGATACCTCGCGTGTTGAGGAGGTTCCAATTAGGCAGCTTTACGCAACGCAACCCTCAGTAAATCCAGACTTTGACACCACATCAAGCAGCGCGGGCGAGCTGCCTCTTGTCGTAAGAAAAAACGGCAAAATGTTTGTGCAGGACGGGCATCATAGACTTACAAAAAAAGCGCAATCTGGCTCTCAAACTGCAAAGGTGCGTTTTATTGATTTAGACAATGCTGATACATCAACTCCATTGCTTGACTGGTCTCCCGAAAAGACAGGTTTTGTTGAGGCTGATAATGATTTGCTTGACGCTTTGTTTGCTCCATCACCAGCAGAAGAAATCTCTGGCCTTCTAGCGTCTGGTCGCGCTGACGAAGTTACAGATGAAATGCTTGGCAAGCTGACGCCTAATGACAATATGGAATTGTTTGACCTGTACCAGAGCGGTGCAACGGGCATGGACCTTCCAATGGATGAAGCATCAAGGATGGCGCGAGCTAAAGGTGCTGGCTTTGAGGGCGGTTTATTCCACGGCACTGGCGCTGATATTGTCGGAGTTGATAGGTCAAAGCTGGGCGAAAAGCAAAATTTATTAGGCAAGGGGTTTTATCAAACAACAAGCCAGAGCAGGCCAGACCGATATATTCCGAAGGAAACTGACCCGCAAACTCAGGAACGTGTTTTCTCACAGGGAGGCAACGTCCTTCCTCTAATGTCAAAGAGTGTTTCAGAGTTTGACTTAACTCAACCCACTGGAGCCGAAAACGCCTTGAATATAGGTAAGGTTTTTGAAGGGGCCGATTTTGACGTTGAGTATAGAGACAACGGCGATCAAGTGTTTATCAAAAGCAAATCTGATCCTAAAAAATCAGTTTACATTGACAGCTATCAAGATGGTTTGGCAACGGTGCAAAAGTTAAAAGATACTTTTGGCCGCAATAATGTGACAAACATTTTAGAGGAAGCTGGATTTTCTGGCCTTCGCGCCGCAGAGGGCTTCAACAAGTCTACCAAGGTAAATTACAACCCAGAGGACGTTCGCTCGAAATTTGCTCGCTTTGACCCACGCTTATCCAACCTAAAGAATTTGTCAGCAGGGGTTGCTTTGCCGGGCGCAGGCTTACTAGCCTTACAAGAAATGCAAAAACGTGCTAATGAAGAGCAACAACGGCAAGGACTGTTACAGTAATGGCAATCACAACTTACGCAGAGCTGCAATCTAACGTCACGGACTTTCTTAACCGTGATGACTTGGCATCAATTGCCCCGACATTTATTTCGTTGGCTGAAGCTGACATGCAGCGTCAGGTGCGTCACTGGCGGCAAGAGAAGCGCAGCACTGCGGAACTTGACACGCAGTACAGCGCAATCCCTGCTGACTTTCTTGAGGCCATTCGGTTTTACATTACGTCAGGCGAGTCACGCCCGCTTGAATTAATTAGCCAGTTTCAGTTACTTGACCGCAAGTACAATAGGTCTAACACCAGCGGTGAGCCAGCCTACTATGCGATTACTGCTGGTGAGATTGAGATCTTTCCTGCGCCTGCTGGCACTTACACTGCCGAGCTGTATTACAACGCGCGCATTGAGCCACTGTCTGACAGCAACACGTCCAACTGGATGCTGCAATACTTCCCTGACGCATACTTATATGGCTCGCTCATACATTCTGCGCCTTACTTGAAGGATGATGCGCGTTTACAAATCTGGGCGGCTTTGTATCAAAGCGCGATTGATGCTATAAATATGTCAGGTGAAAAAGCTAAATTTGGCGGATCAGGCCGTCGCATGAAAATAAGGGCTTATTAAAATGAGTTTTTCAAACACATTCGAGACCACAGTTTTAACTTGGGTCTTTACGACAAGCAGCGCAACCCGCCCGACTGAGTGGCATATTGCACTTTACACTGCGTCGCCATCTGATCCCGGCGGCGGAACTGAAGTATCTGGCGGCGGTTATGCGCGTCAGGCTGTTACGTTTACTGTTTCCGGCAACACTGCCTCGAACACTGCTGCGATTGAGTGGCCAGTTGCCACGGCGGGCTATGGCACGGTGACTGACGTTGGCGTGTTTGACGCGTCCTCTGGCGGTAACTTAATTGCTTACGCGGCTTTGACCACAAGCAAGGCGATTGACACGGGTGATGTGTTTAGGCTCCCGGCGGGTGATCTTGACGTTACGCTTGACTAATGGCTGAGTATCGTTCTGGCTACGGCAGGGCTACATACGGCTCGTATAACTACGGGCTTGATGGCTTTGTCACTGACGGCGCTGGCACGATTATTGTCACGACAACGACTGCTGCGGCTTCGGTTCGTGTTAGGTTAGACGCATCTATCGTTGTGAGCGTGTCTACGACCTCGTCAGAGGCCGTTAGAGTGCGTGAAGCGTCTGCATCCAGCACGACATCTACAACGACGACTTCCGCCGCCCAGCGCGTGCGTGAGAGCGATGCAGCATCAACCTGCGCCTCAACTACGTCAGCTGACTGCAACCGTGTTCGCACGGCAGATGGCTCAATTGCCGCTGCGTCAACCACCAGCGCCGACATGGTTCGCGTGAGGCCCACTGCGTCGGCAATATCTGCTGCGTGCAGCACGTCGGCCAGCGCTGAGGCGATATACATTAGCAGCGCTGACATTGCCTGCGTTCTAACATCTGTAGCAACGTGCAACCGCGTTCAGTCGGGCGGTGCTTTGATTAGCACTCTTCTGAGTACGACGTGCAATGCTGTTAAAAAGTGGGAGCCAATCCCTGACACACCTGAAGTTTGGACTGGTGTTGATCCGTCAAGCAAAGTGTGGCAAGATGCAGGCAGCACGCCAGAAAGCTGGTCGGCTGTTCCCCCCACATCAACGGACTGGACACCCGCCTCGGCTTCAAGCGAAACTTGGGCTGACGCCGCATAGGAGAATATCATGGCTGATACAACGACCACAGCATATGGCTTAACGAAGCCAGAAATCGGTGCATCCGAGGATACTTGGGGCGAAAAGATCAACACTGATCTTGATACGCTTGACACGGTTGTAAATGCAATTGGCGGTAAGACTGCTGCTGGTACGTTGTCTTATG